GATAATATTTGGATTCTTGGTCGTCAGCAGGAAAAAGATGCTGATGGCATTTCAGGGTATCACTTCGTAATTAACGTGGAAAAGTCTCGATATGTTAAAGAAAAGTCTAGAATTCCTATCACTGTTTCATTCGAGGGAGGTATTAATCGCTGGTCTGGCTTGCTCGATGTCGCTCTTGATGGTGGTTACATTGTTAAACCTAAAAATGGATGGTATGCTACGGTGGATAGAGATACTGGCGAAGTTCGTCAGCCTTCAATGAGAGCTGCTGATATTATTGATAATGGTGAATTTTGGAAAAACATGTTTTTGTCAACTGATTTTTCCAAGTATATTGAGAACAAATATAAGATGTCTATGGGTGCAATTATGGAGAATGAAGAAGATGAGTAAAATATTATCTGAATTTTGGAGTAATGATCATTATAAGAAAGCTTTAGTATGCGTTGACTCTAATACTCAATGCTATTATATTGAATGTTATGATGTACACCTGAGTGGATTGAAAATTGTAGATTTAATTTCTTTTCCTGGTAAGAGCCTTCGATATGCAGAAGACGCAGCTGAGAATTTTACATTAGGTATTTTAAATGTACAGCAAACAGCCTAGCTCTGTAAAATATAATTATAGCACTCGACCATTGAAAGTAACAATGGTCGAGTCAGAAGAAATTTATTATCGTAATGTAGGAATGGAGGATTGGAAATGGCGATTGAAACTACGATTCTTAGTAATTTGGTGTTCAATGAAGAGTATAGTCGCAAAGTTATTCCGTTCATCAAAGAAGAATACTTTACAGTACAAAGTGACAAAACACTCTACCGAATCATCAGAGAATACGTAGAAAAATATAATGCATTTCCTTCTAAGGAAGCTCTTGCTATTGATTTATCGAACAAGGCTGGCATCAGCGAGGAAGTTTTTAAACAATCTAAAGAACTAATCAATAGTTTAAATGAAAACGATGAAACACAGCTCGAATGGCTAGTCGATCAAACAGAAAAGTTCTGTCAAGATAAAGCTATTTACAATGCGATTATGTCTTCTATTCAGATTCTTGACGAAAAGAAAGAAGGTAATAATTCGAAGGGTGCAATACCTCAAATTCTTTCAGATGCTTTAGCTGTTTCGTTCGACACGAATATTGGTCATGACTTTCTCGTTGATGCAGAAGATAGATATGAGTTTTATCATACTAAAGAGGTAAAAATACCTTTTGATCTAGATTACTTTAATAAGATTACTCAAGGTGGGTTGCCTAAGAAAACACTTAACATTTGTTTGGCTGGTACAGGTGTTGGTAAATCTTTGTTTATGTGTCATTGCGCTGCTTCTAATATGATCAAAGGGTTTAATGTGTTATACATTACTCTTGAAATGGCAGAAGAGCGTATTGCTGAACGCATTGATGCTAACTTATTAGATGTTACGGTTGATGAATTAAAAGAACTTCCTAAAGATATGTATCTTAAGAAAGTCAATCGTGTTAAAAGTAAAACTGATGGTAAACTGGTTATTAAGGAATACCCTACAGCTTGTGCTGGCTCGGCTAACTTTAGACATTTGTTAAATGAACTGAAGTTAAAAAAGAAGTTTATACCAGATATTATCTACATCGACTATCTAAATATCTGTATGTCATCGAGGATCAAACATGGAGCCAACGTCAATTCTTATACCCTTGTCAAAGCAATCGCAGAAGAACTACGGGGATTGGCAGTCGAGTTCAATGTACCCATCGTCTCTGCGACTCAAACAACTCGAAGCGGATATTCGAGCAGCGACTTGGGGTTGGAAGATACATCAGAATCTTTTGGACTCCCAGCCACAGCTGATTTTATGTTTGGACTCTCTACCTCCGAAGAGTTCGAGTCGCTTAATCAAATTTTGGTTAAGCAACTTAAAAATAGATACAATGATCCTGGGTTTAATCGTAGGTTTATGCTTGGGATTGATCGTAGCAAAATGCGTCTCTATGATGTAGAACAATCAGCACAAGAAGATCTGCTTGATGGTCCTGTGATGGATAATACTAAGTTTGGTAATGAAGATAGTGAACGGAGTAAGCCAAAGAATAAGTTTGATAAAAAGAAATTCGAGGGTTTCAAATGATAAAAGAAATCAAAGGATTTGTGATTGTTCCACCAGGTGAAAATTCTTGGAAACTTGGATACTGGACATTTGCTCCTACTGCTGGTGAAGCTTGGTTTAGAAAAATAGGATACGAGGTGCACGATTTTGAACGTCCTCGTATGATTCAAGCATGGCATAACAAAGGGCATAGACTAAGAGAAGCAACTTTAATTATTCATGAGGGTGAAGATGAAAAAAACAGTATTAATGATTGACCCACCTTCAGGATGGAGGTATGGTTTTCCTATGCCTTTACCTGATCCACGACCAGAAGATACTATGAAATGGTTAGTTGAACAGGGGTATCCGCAAAAAGAAATTGATGCTTGTGGACAGTATTTTTACTGTCGTTATTGGGAACAGGAGATTGAAGATCATGAAGCTTGAAATTGAAATTGATGTTGTCGATAAGATCATCGTAGAAACGATGAAGGAAGATTTTATTTCTCAGCAGAACGATATTGCTCGGTTGCTGTGTAAAGGTAATCTTCGTGATTTTGAACAAGAGGATCTTTGGATGCATAAGGAAACTAGCGATGCTCTCGAAGTGATTCTTCGATACTATATGTATCGTGGTGATGCTGATGCTTGGATTGCGGAGCATAAGTTGTCATGAACCGTAGAGCTTTCTTTTCTATCTTACCAGCAGCCCCAATCGGTGCGCTAATGGCGGCAGAGGCGATGGCTAAAGCTCCTCCTCCGTCAATGGCTCCTGATAAGGCATTGATGACGCTGACTGCTCATAAGCCTGCGCCGCCTGTAACCCCTGTAAAATATCCTGCGTGGAATGAGTTTTCTATGAGCATTCCAAAAGATTATATCGATCATTATGTTACAGTTGGTAATTGGCCGACGAACAATAAATTAACAGTTGGTAAAGGTATGGAAGTAGAAGCCGATCAACATTTTGACGAAGAAACCAGAGTTGCTATGTCTGTTGGTAAAGATGGTCATCTGTGGTTGAAGATCAATGATGAGTGGAAAAGGATTGTAACCGAATGAGCAAGCGTCAAATGAATTATAATCTCATTGAAGGTCGTATTGATCGAAATAAGTATGATGTAGTCGAAACAACAACCGATCAAATTATAAATTCTTTTCCTGGCGAAAAGTTTTTGGATGCTAGGTCATTTATGCGCCATTTGAATTTAGGTGGTGGATTTGATGGTTGGACCCCAAATTTCTTTCTTAATAACGTTCAGTCTTATATAAATAAAACAAGCGATAAACATGAAAGCGCAGACGACAAGTCGCGCAGAGGCAAGAGTCTTATTAAGGCAAAGGAATAGTTGGGAGCAATCGGTGGGGTTCCGCTCGACCATGTTAGCGCAGTTAAAAGGCGGGTCCAAAAGGCTCGCCTTTTTTGCGTTTTTATAAATACTTAAAAAGAGGCTGATATGTTAAACTTTCAAGAATACATAACAGAAGTTGCTGAAGTTAAAAAGAAACCAGTCAAAAAGGCTGCTAAAACTTTCAGAGTTTTTGACATGGATGAAACATTAGTAACACACGAAAAGCATAAACTTCGTGTTCATGTTTTAGATCCACACGGCAATAGAAACAAATCATTATCAAATCAAGAGTTCAATAATCATAAGTTGCCAAATGGTCATAACTATGATTTTAGCGAATTTAAGAGTTCAGAAGTATTCACTAAATCCGCTAAACCTATTCTTAAAATGATAGCAAAGCTTAAAGCTTTTCATAAGAGCGGTGATACTGTTGAAATACTTACAGCTCGTTCTGACTTAGATGATCAGGAAAAGTTTGCTCGTCATATGAAAAAGTTTGGTATTGATATTCGTCAAATACATGTACGTAGGGCTGGTAATATAGAAGATAAGAAAGCTGCAGAAGCTAAAGCTGCTATATTGGATGAGTTGATTAAGAAACATAAATATACACACGTACACTTTTATGATGATTCAGAACAAAATTTAAAGAAGTTTTTATCAATTCATAAAAATCACCCTGATGTAGAGTTTAATGCACATTTAGTTCATTACAATTCCAGAACAGGTGATATAAAAATTACTACAACAACTAAAGATTCTAAGGTAGGAAAAGAATAATGAAAAGCTTTTTAGATTATCTAGCAGAAGAAAAAGGAAAAGCCGATAAAGCTAAAGACCTAACTGATATGATGTTACACGATAATAACGAAGGCGTTGGTATCGTAGCTGCCAATATGAAAAAGTTTCACGATCATTTGTTAGGTAAAGAATCTAATTCTCACGAATTTCATACTCATTATAACGGTCATCATGGCATTGCCTTTGGTAAACATCCAACCAATAAACAGTTTTTTGTTTCTATTCCAGGTGAAAATCCAAATTTTACACATGAAGATATTGATGTTAACCATGGGCATGATGCAAAAGTTTCTAATAATCTTAAAACTGCATTAACACATCTACCTAAAATTATGCCTAAATCAGGCGGTGTGTATCATGCTACAGTTATGCATACTAAAAGCGATATTACTTCAAAAGATAATCACCATCACATGACTCCTCATGATATCACTTACTCGGCGCATAAAGACACAGCACATGGTAAGAAAATGAAAGCAGCTCATATCGGTATAGCTGTAACTCATCATGAGAAAAATGGTGAGGTTATGCCTCTTGATAAAAAAACAAGAGTATCATTTGAAGATCATCCAGACGTACATCATATAAACACAAGTATAAAAGCAAATCCAGCAAATTACAGCCCGCAAAAACAAAAAGAGTTTTTGACTCATTATGGACTGGCCACTACTAAGTATAGAACAATGGACCCAGGTGCTCTTGATTCTATTAAAGGTCATGAAGTTCAAATCGGTAAACATATCAGTAAAATGTATAAAGATGGATTAAAAGCTTCTGCCGATACTTACATTGATCATTTAACTAATAAGTATCAGGACGGTGCAAAACCAGAAAAATATAACGATTTGGCTAAAACAGTATTTGATAATAAAAATCATTTTCAAAAGATAATAGATTTTCATCAACATCTTAATGATGCTAAACATACTCTACTTGATGTAGCTTCCGTCAACGAACCATTTATGCATAGTAAAAAAGGTGCTCCTGCTGAACCTATGCATATTCTTTCTGTTGATAAAAATGGTAAAATAGTAAAATTTGGAAGACACAAGTAATATAAATAGAGTTGTTAGTGCAGCAGTAAGGCTATGGCAGACCTGCTCGATGTTCTTGGATAAGCCTAAAGGGAAACTCCAATGGTAAAGAAGTTTAAAATATTTGATCCTCAGCTAGTAGTTGTAGAACAACTTGATGGGTCTGCTATAGCTCTCACTAACGAAGCTAAACTATCACTTTATAAAAAATCACAAAAATCAGGAATATCAACTGATATACTTGAAGAAGTATATTATCGTGGATATGATATATGGAATCAATCATTTGGTCAAACTGCCGAACAGTTTGCATTTGATCGCGTCAATTCATTTATTGCTGGAGGATTTGCTTTGGAATTAGATGACGATTTAATCGAAAACTGGCAAAATTCAAAATATAAAAATCCAGAAGGCGGATTAACTCAAGCTGGTGTTAACGCATATCGTCACGAACATCCAGGCAGTAAGTTAAAAACTGCAGTTACAACAGAACCTTCAAAATTAAAAGCAGGATCAAAATCAGCTAACCGTCGTAAATCATTTTGTGCACGTATGGGTGGTATGAAAAAGCGTTTGACTGGCGCCAAAACAGCTCATGATCCAGATTCAAGAATCAATAAGGCATTACGTAAATGGCATTGTGAAGAAACAATCGAAGAAAAACGTGGCTTATGGGATAATATCCATGATAAGCAAGAACGCATTAAACATGGTTCTGGCGAACATATGCGTAAACCAGGGAGTAAAGGCGCACCAACTGCTGCTGCTTTAAAAAATTCTCAAAATGAATCTTACACTGGCGCAGAAATTACTTCAAAGGATAAAGATAAGCCATCTAATAGATTTATCGGCACAAATGAAATTGCTGATAATTATAAAGCAGCAACTCCATATCAAACCATTAAAAGAGTTGTTAAAGAATCAACTAATAAATAATGTAAGAGGAGAAAACAAATGGATACATTAATTGGAATAGTTATAATTGCTGGAATTGGTTATGTTCTCTATAAGTTGTTAACTAAGAAAGAAACAGTTCAGGAAGTAGTTGCTGAAACTGTAGCTGAAGTTAAAAAAGAAGTTGAAGTAGTTGCTGAAACTGTAGCTGAAGTTAAGAAAGAAGTTGAAGTAGTTGCTGAAACTGTAGCTGAAGTTAAGAAAGAAGCTGAATCAATAATTCAAACTGTAGAAGCTAAAATTATTGACGTTCCTAAAGAATCAGCAGAACTTTTAGATAATATTCAAAAAGAAATTGAAAAAATTGAAATAGAAACAGCTGCTGAAATCGTTAAAGTTGAAGAAAAAGCTGTTGAAGTAGTTAAGCAAACAATTGCTAAAGTTAAGAGTAGAAAAAAGAAAATACTAAGGAATAAAAAGTAATGGATAAACTTATTCAAGAAATGAAGGTATCACTTGCGAGTACCTTTTCCTTTTATTTAAAGGCTCATGGGTTTCACTGGAATGTGGAAGGTCCAAACTTCCCTCAGTACCATGAATTTCTTGGAGATCTTTGGGAAGAAACATTCGGGGCAGTTGATCCGCTCGCAGAACACCTACGTACATTAGAAGCATTCGCCCCTGCTTCTTTAGCACGTTATGCCGAGTTATCAAT